CCGCATTCCAAGGTGATACTTATCATGACGCGCTGGCATGAGGATGACTTGGCGGGTCGTCTGCTGCAAAGCGAGGAGCACATCAAGCTGCTTCGCTTCCCGTGCGAGTGCGAGGACGAGAACGACCTGCTGCACCGGCGCATCGGCGACGCGCTGTGCCCGGAGATCGGGAAGGACAACGAGTGGCTAAAGTCTATAAGAACTCGATGGTAACGACCGAGGGCACGATGGCATGGAACGCGATGTTCCAAGGCCGCCCGAGTGCTATGGAAGGTAACATCATCCAGCGCGACTGGTGGGCTAAGTACAAAAGCGCGGACCAGCCTCAGATAAACACATGGGTGATGAGCGTGGACGCATCGTTCAAGGACGAGGATCAGAGCGACTTCGTGGCGATCCAAGTATGGGGCAAAGCTGACCACAACATCTATCTGATAGACGCGGTGAAGAAGCATCTGAACTTCCCTGACACCATCATGGAGATACGCCGTCTGCGCGGGATGTACCCCGAATGCAAGACGACTCTGATAGAGGACCGTGCGAACGGCTCGGCTATCATCACGATGTTGCGCCGTGAGATGTCGGGAATCATCGCGGTACAGCCTATCGGGAGCAAGATGGCGCGTGTACAGGCGGTGCTTGGCGCGATAGAGTCGGGCAACGTGTGGGTCCCTGAGGACAAGCGATTCACTGCCGACTTCATTGATGAGTGCTCGTCGTTCCCGAACGCGGCGCACGACGACCAAGTGGACTGCATGAGTCAGGCGCTTAACAGACTGATATATCAGCGCGGGAACGCGCCGATAATAGAGAAGCTGAGTTCATTCGACAAGATGTTCCCTATGTGGAAGAAAAACCGCAACAAGGGATACGGCAGAGTGAGGGTCGTATAAAAGCCCTTATAAGAAAGGAAGAAAAAAGATGATGACGACAGAAGAGAGACGCGAGGCGGAGATGCGTTCTATCGCAAGGATGACGGGTGTAGAACCTCCGACAAAAGCGATAAAGCCGGTAGACACGAACCGCAAGACTACGAAGAAAAAGGCGGCGAAGTAAATGGAACTGATAATCATCGCGATACTGGCGGCCCTGATGCCGTTGCTCACGATCTCGGCATTCGTTATCGGCTACAACATAAATGCGCCGAAAAAGATAATGAAGCTGCCGGAGAAGAAGCGCAAGCCGACAGAAGACGAACTTATGCTTGAGCGCATCGAGAACGCGACGGTCTACAAGACGGAGAAATAGCATATGGCAACAGATTTTTACGAGATTTGGAACAGATACCAAAAGTCCAAGACGTACATGGACGGCAAGGGCATGGTACATAAGACCGAAAAGAACTGGCTGATGTACTCCGGCAAGCAGTGGGAAGCGGTCGAGGACAGCAAAGGCATGGAAGATCTGCCGATGCTGAACATCATCAAGCCTACGGTCAACTACAAAGCCGCATCGATATCAAGCACGACGGTAACGATGCTGTTTTCCACGCTTAACGGCAGCAGAACTCTCACGAGGAACGAGGTCGGTGCAGACGGGATGCCGTCCGCGGTCGAGGTCACTGCGGATGAAGTAACGGAAAAGCTGAACCAGCTTGCCTCGATATCGTGGGAGAAAGCGAAAATGAACCGCGCGAGCAAGCGCGGACTGAAGATGGCAGCGATCGAGGGCGACGTTTACTTCTTTTGGGGCGAGGGCGGTGACACACGCAAGGAACCGCAGATAGTCCACAAGACGATGATGCGCCTCGGCGACGAGAACATCACGGACATTCAGGAACAGCCGTGGCTGATAATCGAGGAACGTCTGACTCCTGAAGTCGTCCGCGAACGTGCACGTCTTAACGGCGTTAGCAAGGCGGACATCGCGCTGATCAAGCCGGACAAGGACCTGAAAGACTCGCTCATCAACAAAAGCGAGGTGGACGGCAAAGTCACCAGCATCCTGTACATGGAGAAAGACACGAAGACAGGCATCGTATCAGTCGCCAGATGCACACCGAATGTAATGTACGAGAAGCTGCGCCCGGTACAGCAGACGCGCGGCGGGGAGTACATAGATGTCGGGCTGACGATGTATCCTGTCGTGCCGATGATATGGGAGGAGCTGCCAAACGACGCACGCGGAGTCGGCGAGGTGGAACAGCTGATATCGAACCAGCTTGAGATCAACAAGACGCTGGCGAGACGCTCGATGTCCATCAAGATGACTGCATATCCGCGTCTCGCATATGACGATTCAAGCATCGCGAATCCTGAGGATCTTGACAAGGTCGGTGCAGCGATAAAGCTGAACGGCGGGAACGCGCAGGCTATCGGCAACATGGTCGCGTATCTTGCGCCGCAGGCGATGAGCGCGGACGCAAAGACATTCTCTGATGAACTTATTAATCAGACGAGAACGCTTGCAGGCGCGTCCGATGCACAGCTGGGTAACATCGACCTGAGTCGTGTATCGGGAACCGCGGCACAGACGGTCAGAGACCAGCAACAGCTGCCTCTTAACGAACAGCAGGAGATGTATCAGGACTTCATTGAGAATGTTGCGCTCCTGTGGTTCGAACTTTGGAAGATATACTACCCTGACGGGGTCAGCATGGACGACATCACCGTCACGGCGGACGAGATCGCCATGATCCAGCCTACTGTCAGAGTAGACATCGCCGAAGACACGTCACTTTCAAAGATGGCGGCACAGCAGGAACTGACGAACCTCTTCAACAACGGGAAGATATCGTTCGAGGAATACGCGGAAGCATATCCGGAGCACTCCTCGATACCGAAAGACGTACTGCGCGGCATCGTGGCGAAGCGTCAGATGATGATGCAACAGGGACAGATGCCGGTGAATGAGAACGGGGAACCGCTTGACCCGATGGCTACCGGCGGCGGAGTGAACGCGGGCGGACTCAGCGGCGGCTCGTATCAGGCGGTACAGGCACAGTTAGCGGAGTAAAAACTATGGCACTAAGACCGGAAGACCTTACAAAAGGAATAAAGGGGATGTCGGAGGACGAGGTCATCAAGAAGTGCGAGGCATTTCTGAAGCGCGTAGAGAATACCGACTTCAGCATAGTGCCTACGTTCTCTGCATTCGCGGATTACATAAAACAGTCACGGGCAGACATGCATGAATGGGTCCGACTGCACCCTGTCGCGGCACGTCAGATGCGCGACATGGTAGCGGACACCATCGCGGCCGGCGCGATGCAGAAAGCCTACGAGGCGCGTATCGCCACGTTTGCCCTGAAGAACTGGTGCGGCTGGGAGGAGCAGCCGAAGAAGACAGCTACCAAGAGCAAGGAGGTCGCGGACGAGAAGAAAGCGGCCGACAAGCTTCAGGAGTGGATGGCTGGAGAGCGCAAGTTCAAGGTCGTCTAAACGATATATTACACAATTTAATACGAAAGGATTGGATGAGATGGAAGACTACATCAACGAAAGCGCAGAAACTCAGGAAGTCGCTGAACCTGAAACAGATGTAACCGAAAGCGCAGAAACTCAGGAAGTCGCTGAACCTGAAACGGCAGAAAATCCCGTTACCGAAACAGAAGAGCCGGAATCGAACGGCAAGACTGAACAGGACGCAGCATTCGCAGAGATGCGTAGAGCGAACCAGCAGCTTGAACGCGAAAAGCAACAGATGATGGCGGCACTGTCGCGGTACTTTGACGGAGAAACGCCGGAAGACTTATCCATCAATGCTATGGCATATGCGGACCAGCGAGATCCCGACGAATATCGTCAGGAGTGGGAGCATAATCAGGAGTTTGAGCAACTCAGGGCTGATAAGGAAGACCTCGAAGCCGAACTACTGAATCTCAAAGTTGAGAAGCTTATGCAAGACGGCTTGAGAGACATTCAGGCTATAGACCCGAACATCAAGTCGTTGGATGAGTTGGGAGACTCTTTCCTCAAATTCGTATCTGCCGGGCTGACGAGTACCGAGGCATACTGGGCAAGCAAAGCACAGGCGATGAAAGAGAAGGTCATCGCGCCGTCGGCAATCGGCAAAGTGTCCGACAGCAAAGCGGAGAGAGACTACTTCACATCCGAAGAACTGGACCACCTCACCGACGAAGAACTCAATGATGACAAGATTTGGGCAAAGGCGATGAGGTCGTTGGAAAGGCTATAACGGATAACTTCAAAGAAAGGAACAAGCAACAATGTCATACGAAAACTTCAAAGCAAAGATTTGGTCGAAAGCAATCGACAGAGAACTTGAGAGAGCATTCGTATTCGCGGACGGCACAAATCAGCAGTACAGTGGCGAAATCAAGGGACTCGGCGACACAGTAAGAATCCTCGGCGTAGGCAAGCCGACAGTCACAGAGCATGACCTCATCAACGGTGACATCACACTGTCAGCACCTGAAAAGGTCAGCGATACCTCCGTATCGCTCGTAGTCGATAAGGCCGCGTACTTCAACTACGCAGTAGGCGACATCGACAAGGCACAGGGCGCAGGCAAGGTGCTTTCTGTACTCAACGAGGAAGCTTCCGAGGAAGTCGCGAACGTCATCGACCAGCACATCGCGAACCTTGTACATCCGGACAAGGCTACGGTCGGCATTCAGTCGTTCAACGGCGGCACACCTCTTCAGGTGACTAACTCTAACGTAATGGCTACGCTCGATGCTTGTCAGGCTATGCTGTACGCAAACGATGTATCGCCTGCGACAGAGGTAGAAATGATTCTCCCGCCTTGGCTGTACATGGCATTCAGACAGGCATATCAGAACAAGGATACTGACAACAGCGAATATCTGACAAACGGCAAGGTCGCCCGCTATGGAAACATGGTCATCAAGATGTCCAATAACGTAGCAATGAAGACCTCCGGCGGACACGACAACTACTATGTGCAGATCCGTACAAAGAGGGCTATCGCTGTCGCTATGAGCGAGGCACACACAGAGCCTTACAGACCTGAGTCGAAGTTCGAGGACGCTGTAAAGGGCTTCAAACTGTACGGCGCGAAGATAGTTCGTCCGAAGGAACTCGTCGTTCTGCCATGCTACGCATAATGGCGAACGCGAAACAGGCTATCACTAACTAATCAGAAAAGGAGAATATACATGGCAATCGACGTAACAAGAGGCGCAACTGCCGGTGCAGCAGTGTACCCAATTCTCAAACTTAACGAGGGCAAGGAAGTTACCGCTATTTCCAAGAGCGCAGCATTCACTCTTGAACTCACAGGCGGCGACTACAAGACAGCGATCTTCATGACCAATGCCGGAAGTGCTTCCGCAACAGTAACATTTGCAAAGGGCAACGGCATTCAGGGCGTAGGCAGCAACCTTGTGGTAACTATCGCGGCGGGCAAGACATTCGCGATTTGCCTTGACAGCGGCTACTTCAAGAATGTGAGCGGAGCAGCCAAGGACGCGGTCACAGTAACACCGTCCGCGGCAATAAGCTTCCTGATTGCAGAACTTCCGCAGTAGAAGCAACACGGAACCGGGGCAGGCAGGGAAACTCTCGCCTGCCCCTATTTCATAAGAGGTAAACTATGGCACTTACATACAAGGAAATAAAGGAAGCACTCGTAGACCTTGGCTTTGAGATAGATGACGAGGTCGAGAGCGAATATCACAGAGTAAGGATAAACGCAATCAACCGCTCCCTTAACGTGCTTTGGTCTACAGTAATCCTTCCGAATATAAGCTATTTCGAAGACACGGACGACATGGACGAGGATGAGGGCGTGACCTATTTCGGGGACAGTCCTGCCGATACGGATACGACAAACCTTCCTCGGATGCTGCTTCCGCTCCTTCAGCTTCAGGCGGGGCACTGGCTGTGGCTTGACGATGACCTCACGAAAGCGACTATCTACTGGAACGAGTACGACGACCTCAAGAATCAGATGTTGGCGACTATCATGAAACCGCGTAAGGCGAAGATCATAGGGGGATTCTGATGGCACAACTTAAACTACCTGACGTTCCGAATCCGCGCACAACAATATACGACAATCTGCTCGGAGTCGATTTCCGTGCTGACCAGACAGAGGTTGAGCGCAGGCGTTCGCCCGACATGGTCAATATGATATCCGACATCGGCGGGAATCCGATAAAGCGCGATGGCTACAGACAAGTCGCGGGCGCATACGCGGGACTTGTCACAGCTGACTCGCGTCCGTTTGGCGTGCGTGTCGATAATGCAGGCGTGGTCATCGTTCCTATCAGCATCGGAACGGGTTCAAGCGTCATCGAAGAGGAAGTAGCCGAAGCGATAACGATCCCCGCCTCGATACCATTCGGTGACATAATGGGCGTTTTCGGGTATCAGCAGTTCGTGTTCGTCATGTTCAAAAACGGGGCCGCAAAGGTCAACGTGCTTGACTATGCGAAGCCTGAACCTTACGAGATAACGGGCATCGACGCGGGCATGATGTCTACGGGTTCGCTCGGCGCATCCGCGCCAGTCTGCGACAGCATCGTTCCGCTTTCGATAATCGGGATGCAACCCGATGCGACTGGCACGAAGGGCACGGTTCTGTACGGCAAGAACCTCATGAGCATCTATCAGACCTACAGCTACGCGGGTGACGGCACATCGACCGAGTTCAAGATACCTCTTTATTCGAAGATGGGCGCATGGGCAAAGGTCGAGGTCATGGACGCGAATGCGAACTGGATACTGAAGACTGCGGGCACTGATTACAATCTCGGTACATCAACGACAGAAGTCGGGGTAACGCTTGATGGTACGGGCACGGATTCCTTCACTGTCGTAGACGCGAAGATAACATTCACAACGCCACCGCCTGCGCCGACATCAAGTCTCGCGGGCGAGGATAACGTGCGCATCACGGTAGCACCGTTCAATTTCGCGGACACGATGGTCGTAGAAGGTGTCACAGCGCACAAGGGGTACTATAACGCCGAGTTCGCTAAACTGCTGAACAGCAAGGCGCACTTCTTCTACGAGGCGAGGCTGTTCCTTGGAGTCGTGGAAAAGACCTATTATTCCGAGGTCAATCAGCCGTTCCTGATACCCGATAACTACTGGTTCGATGTGGACAACGAGGTCGTGGCATATCAGCGGATGTCGGGCAGCTTGGTCGTAATCACGAAGGACACTGGCAAGAACACGATATTCCTCGCGACGCCTACGGCGGATGCATCGTCGCTCGGCGAAAATATGACTGTCGCATTCTCGGTCAAGCCGTCCAATGCGGGAGTCGGTGCGATCACGGGTAATGTCGGCGGGATACTGAACGACGAGCCGATGTTTCTGTCAAGCACTGGTATATATGGAATGCTAACGAACTGGTCCTCGGAGAAGTACGCGGTCAACAGAAGCGGCCGCATCAACAGACGGCTGTGTAAGGAGAACCATCTTGAGAACGCTATAGGCTGTGCGTTCAACGGTTACTACTACCTCGCTATCAACGGGCAGATATACATTCTTGACGGGCGGCACAAGGACAATACACGAAACGGTCAGACAAGCTACGAGTGCTACTACTTCAACGGCATCCCAAACATCAAGCAGATGTTTGTCGTCGACAACAAGATGTTCTTCACGGACGAGGTCGGTACATACACATGGAACAGCGATCTGCCCGAAGCACTGCGTTACTACGATGACCTCGTGCTTGATAACGACGGCAAGTTCGTATCGGGAACGCCAGTCCATGCATACTGGTGCAGTAAGTTTGATGACGACAACAGCCCGCAGATCCTGAAGACACTTAAGAAGAAGGGTTCTATGGTGATCCTTGTACCGCATCGGCATACGGGCTGTTATGTAACGCTTGTCAAGGATGGCGACGAGTTCCAAGAACTTGGGTATCAGAACACTACGATATTCAACTTCGAGGAAATCAGCTTTGAACCCGGCGAATTCATCTTCGTGGCAAACAACGTGGCGTACGACCGCTTCACGAAAAAGAAGATAAAGAAGTATAAGCGGCTACAGATAATAGTCGGCAACGATAAAGCCGAGCCGTTCGCTCTGACCAAGGTGGTCAAGACCTACGAGGTCGGCAACTACGCAAAGAGGTAATAAACATGGCATTAGACACTTACAAAATAACGAGCGGTGAGGTAGCACTTGTCCACGTCGAAGCGCAGGACACGGTGCTCAAGGGCACACCGCTTCAGAACAAGCAAGTCTTTGATGCCTATCCCGACCTTATAGTTACGAAGTTCAACAACCTCTGTGATTATGTCGGAACGCAGACCCCGAGCGGTGATGCGGGACTGACATACACAGCAACGGAAATTTCAAACATCTGCGCCGCGCTTGGATGCACGGAAGCAAGTATCACTCTATAGGGAAGGGGGTCAAAGGCTATGGCAGTAGGTAACAACATCGGTCAGATGTACACCTATACCGATATCAACGGGAAGAAATACACAGTCAATCCTGCGTCGGGCGGGGGCTACATGAACGCCTACAACCAGTACGCGCAGGACAGAAAAGAACAGCTTGACGCGAACACTGCGGCACTCGACAAGACTCTCGCGCAGAATAATGCGACCACGAATGCGAACTATGACAATTCGGCTCGGCAGGCGTACGTCGATTATATGCGCAGGCAGAGAGCACTTCCGAGTCAGCTTCAAGCCCTCGGCGTGCGTGGCGGTGCTACAGAAAGCGGTCTGCTGAATCTGTACAACAGTTACGGGCAGAGTCACGCGGCAAACGAACAGCAGAGAAATGCCGACCTTACTGCGAATCAGAACGCGAGAGAGGACGCGTACAACACGGCGTATCAGTCATATCTTGCGGACTTGAACGAGCAGAAACAGCAGGCACTCTCAAATCAGATAAACGAGTACAACAACGAGATAACGAGATTCAGTTCATCCGTCCATCAGTTCCCGTCCACGAAGAACGGCTATGCACAGTACGAGGCGTGGATAAAGAACATGGCAGCATCCAACGACCCGCTGAAGGACATCAAGGTCGCGCTCATCAGACAGCAGATGGCGACGCAGTTCCCTGACGGCAAGCCGTCGGGCGGCGGTGGCGGCGGTGGCGGCGGAAGTCGCCGAGGCGGTGGCTACAGTCGCAGAGGCAGTGGCAGCGGAAATAATGACGGCGGTGGCGGAGACGCCAAGACAACTTCTGCAAGGAATTCAATACCGATATACAACGGAAAGACGGGACTGATAGCAAGCGGAAGGTTACTCAGCGGGATTGGCAGAACCACTGCGGCTAAAGCCAGGAGCAAAAGGAAGTAAGAAATGAGCATTTTTTCTCGGATCAAAGACTTCTTCTTCGGAAGCAGTAAAAAGTCGTCGCGCACCTCAAGGAAGAGCGCATCGAGAGCGAACACCGTCTCCAATTACGGAGGCGGGGGTTCGCGTGGCGATAATTACGACCGCTACATGTCCTTGGCTCGGCGCAGAGAACTACAGCGCAAGAAGGAGAAGCAGGCGCAGGAAGCGACAACAAAGAAACTTGCTTCAATAACAGACAAGGTCTCGGGCGATGTGGTCAACACTGCAAAGAACCCGAATGTACTGAAAGCTGTCGAGAAAAAAGCCAAGGCATCACCGCCGAAACCAAAGCAAACGCAGAACAAAGCCGCTGTGTCTGATACCCCTTATGCGACGAAGACTGCGACACCGAGCATAGACAACAGTTCGCACTATTCGAGGAACACAAAGCCACAGCAGAAGGGCGCGTTCAAGAACAAGGACGATATCGACGCTGAAAGGAAGAAGTTCCAAGAAGCGTTCCATAATGCGACATCCGACGCGGAAAGAGAGCGTCTCTTAAAAGAGAAAAATCAGAAGTGGGGGTCTAACAGCAACCTATCCGCTTCCTTCGAAAACGACGAGACCATGAAGTTCCGCGTATCGAACAAGCGCGGACACAACATGGAAAAACAGTCCCTTGTTCGCGGACTTCAAAGTGGTGCGACACTCGGCACATCTGAAGTCGGCTACAAAGTCGCGGCGGCGAAGAATGCGGCTATCGGTGAAGTCGAAGATACCTATCAGAAGAACAAAAGCAAGGGATGGGAAATCGCAGGCGAGGTACTGGGGTCTATCCCTACGTTTGGGTTTACAGCCGCTCCCGCAAAGGAACTCCTTGCCCGCGGTGCGACGAAGATCGCGCCAAACCTCGCGGCGAACGCTACAGAGAAACTGGTCACGAGATACGCTGGCAAGAAGTTCGTGCAGAGAGCTGCAAGGAAAGCCACGGAGAGGGCGGTAGAGCGCGGTCTCGTCGAGGGTGCGACAAAAGAAGTTACAGACGCGTTCGCGAGGAACATCGCGCGCAGAATCGTTACCGGCGTGGAGAAGGATGTCGCCCTCAACATGACATCGGGGGCAGTCTTTGACGCGACTAATGCTTTCAATGAAAGCGGAAGCCCGTTCAAAAATCCGGCTGAGTTTGCTAAGAGTTACGCACGGAACAGGGCGTTAAGCTATGGTCTCGGCGGAATACTTACAATTGCACCTGAATTAAGAGTCGGCAGAGGACTGCTCGGAGTCAGGGGCGGAATTCGTCCTGAACTGGCTAACGTAGCAGGCGACGCCGTTAATTCTGCTGTGCAAGATGGAAGAAGTTTGCTCCGCGCTGGCGAGCTGCCGGAGATCAAAGCCCCGCGCGTATCGCCGAAGCTGGCTGTCGGGAATGCGGACGAGGCGGTCGAAGCGGCCGCAAAGGCAACACCTCCGAAGCCGATAGGCACCAGTACGGTCGCTGATGTTGCGGCACAGCGCGAGGCAAAGAATGTCGTTAAGCAGACA